TGCAATCGGCCGACAGGCTTGCCAAAGTGTTCATGGACGCTTATGAAGGCAAGTCAACTCCAGGCGGCGTCTGGTTCCGGAATGCACGTTATCGGGAAGTCGGTCCTGACGGCAACTGGTATCAAGTGAACGTAACGGCCGACTTCGTCTATACGGAAGCCAAGTAAGGAGCTCACGGCAATGGCCCTGGTCAATAAAATCGACTCCAATATCACTGGCCTTCGCTATGCCGAAGAGTCAGCAACCCCGAAGGTTCTGCCCGGCTCGCCTGTCTGGTGGCCGCTGGAGCCCAACAGCTACAACGACTTCGGCGGCAGCGTCACCACGGTTGCCCGTACCCCCATCAGCGATGATCGCCAGAAGAAGAAGGGCGTCGTTACCGACCTCGATGCATCGGGCGGCTTCAACACCGACCTCACCCAGACCAACATCGCGGACCTCCTGCAAGGCTTCATGTTCGCCGACTACCGCCGCAAGGCCGAAGTCGGTGGCTACGGTCTGGATCTGTTCACCTCGATTTCCACAACGGATGACAGCTACAACGCCGCATCCGGCCTCGACGTGTTCGCCGCCAAGGACCTTCTCTTCGCCTCGGGCTTCACCGACGCTGCGAACAACGGTGTCAAGAAGGTTGCGACGGCGGCGGCTGGCAAGATCACGGTCGCAGAGAACCTTGTCGACGAGGCCAACCCGCCTTCCGGTGCCATGCTGGTCAAGGTCGGCGTTCATAGCGATGCTGGCGAGTTCGACGTCGACGCCTCGGGCTCACTGCCCAAGATCACGTCGGCCACCTACGACTTCACCGACCTCGGCATCAACCCCGGTGAGTGGATCTTCGTCGGCGGCGACGCTTCGCTGAACCAGTTCACAACGGCTGCGAACAACGGCTGGAAGCGGGTCAAGTCCGTGGCCGCTGGTGAGATCGTCATCGACAAGTCGTCGACCACGATGGTCACCGAAGCCAACACGACCAAGGAAGTGCAGATCTTCATCGGCCGGTTCCTGCGCAACGAGGTCGGCGCGCTCATCAAGCGGCGCACCTACCAGCTTGAGCGCACGCTCGGTACCAAGGACAACGCCAGCCCCAACGATATCCAGAGCGAGTATCTGGAAGGTTCGGTGCCCAACGAGCTTGTCCTCAACCTTGCCACGGCCGAGAAGCTCACCGCCGACCTGTCGTTCATCTCGATGGCTCACGTGCTCCGTGACGGCACTACGGGCGTCAAGAGCGGCGCTCGCCCGACCCTTACCGAGACGGACGCCTACAACACGTCCAACGACGTGACCCGCATTAAGATGAGCATCGTCGACGAGGCTTCTGCCAACCCGACGGCTCTGTTCGCCTACATCACCGAGGCCGCACTCACGGTCACGAACAACGTCACCCCGAACAAGGTCATCGGCGTCATCGGTGCCGCTGACATGACCGCTGGCAACTTCGACGTGAACGGCACGATGACCGTCTACTTCGTCGACGTGGCTGCCATCGACGCGGTTGTCAACAACACCTCGGTCACGCTGGACTTTATCCTGGCCAAGGATAACAAGGGCGTCGCCATCGACATCCCGCTCCTGTCGCTCGGCGAAGGCCGCGCCAACATCGAGCAGGACCAGCCGATCACGCTGCCCCTGTCCTTCGACGGTGCCAAGTCGCCCTTCGGCTACACGCTGTCGTGGACCTTCTTCGACTACCTGCCGACCGCTGCACAGTAACCAATCAGGCTGACTACCTTCGGGCAGGAGGGTAGTCAGCCGACTCACGGGAGTTCCCATGACTGACAAGATCGACGTCAAGAGCGTGTACGGCTCTTTCCTCACGAACAAAGCTGAGGAGGAGAAGGGCAAGTGGCACGAGTTCGGCGCTGTTCGCATTCGCATCGCGCGTGCGGGCGGCGGGAACAAGCGCTTCTCGAAGCTCTTGGAGGCCAAGACCCGGCCCTACCAGCGGGCCATCAAGACCGAGACCATGGACAACGCGGTGGCCGAGCGCATCATGCGTGAAGTGTTCGCCGAGACCATCGTCACCGGCTGGCAGACCAAGGTGAACGACAAGTGGGAAGACGTCGTGCTCTTCCTCGACGGCACCACGGCCCCGACCACGCCTCAGGCAGTGGTGCGGGCGTTCGAGGACATCCCGGAGCTGTTCATCGAGGTCCAGGACATCGCGGGCAAGGTCAGTGCCTTCCGTGATGCACAGATCGAGGGTAACTCGGGAAACTAATTGACGTCCTGCTCTACGAGCTGGAGCAGGGCAAGACAGAGAAGGTGATCCTTCAGCAGGCGATGCGTGACGGGCGCGAGATGCCCAAGCGCATCGCCAACGCGCCCGAGCTACGCCTTGGGCTCGAGATCTACTACGCGGCTTTCATGGACCTCTGCACCAGCCGGACAGGGATGGGAGACGGCCCTATTTCCTGGGCGGTTGTGAACGAGTACGCGAAGGCGTATGACTTTGATGAGGAGCAGCGCGACCTCTTGCACCACTACGTCAGCGCACTGGACACGGAGTACCTCAAGTTCGTCAACAAGAAGACCACGGCTACGGACAAGGGGAACAAGCCCAAGGCGGTAGGAACCAAGACATGAGTCTCGAGAGCTTCAACCGGCGCATCAGGGCCATCGCTCAGGACCTGCCCAAGAACACCAGTGCGACCGCGAGTGAGGCTGCCCTCCGGGTGCTGTCGGTGGTTGTGCCAGCGACGCCAGTGGACACGGGGCGGGCGCGCGGCAACTGGCAGACCAGCATCGGGAGCCCCATTTACAACGAGACCACGCGCGTCGACAAGAGCGGGCGGGCCGAGATTGCAGCGGCGGCGGGGCGGCTACGGGCCAAGCCCCCGGGAGCCACGATTTACATCACGAACAATGTCCCATATATTGGGCGTCTCAACGACGGGTATTCTGCTCAGGCACCGGCTGGATTTATTGAACGGGCGATCCAGACAGCCATCGCGGGTATCCGTAACGCAAGGATCGTTCGCTGATGGCCCGTGAGAACATCGAAATCGTCGTAACAGAACGGGGCGCACCGAGCGTCGCTCGTTCGATCGAAAAGATCGGTGACGCCAGCGAAAAGTCGGCGATCCAAACGAACCGGCTGAAGAACGCACTGTACGGCCTTGGCGCGGCAACCGGCGTCACAGTGCTGACCCGGCTGGTGGATGCCTACACGAACATGGGAAACAAGATCCGGACCGTTACTCAGTCGGCCGGTGAGTTCCGTGTCGTTCAGGAGCAACTGTACCGGATCGCGAACCAGAACATGGTCCCGGTGGAAGCCACGGTGAGCCTCTACCAGCGTGTCTCGAAGACGATGCAAGACATGGGCCGGAGCGGCACTGAGACCCTTCGCATGGTGGACCTGCTCAACAAGGCTGTCGGCCTTGGCGGTTCGACGGCAAGCGAAGCAGCCGGTGCTCTGCTCCAGTTCGCTCAGGGCCTCGGTGCCAACCGCATCAGCGGTCAGGAACTGAACAGCATCCTCGAACAGATGCCCATCGTGGCTGATGCCATTGCGACCAAGCTCGGTGTGACCCGTGGCGCGCTGAAGAAGCTCGGCGAGCAGGGTAAGATCACCGCCAAGGTGGCAGCCGATGCCATCCTTGAGATGGGCGGCAAGTGGGACGAGATGTTCGCCAAGATGACGCCGACGATTGAAATGGCATTCACTCGGGTGAAGAACAAGTTCCAGGAGTTCATCGGCGGCATGGACGAGAGCCTTGGCGCATCTCGAGCCGTGGTCGCGGCCCTCAATTGGGTCGCCAGCAACATGAACATCGTCGTTGGCGCGGCCACCACGCTCGCCACGGCCCTCGGCATCACCCTGGCACGGTATGCGCTCGACATTGTGATCGGCCGCATGTTGGACTTCCTCAAGCTCTTGATCGTCGGCCCGATTGTCGGCTTCACTCAGGCCATCTACGGCCTCGGAGTGGCTTTCGTAACGATGGGTAAGTCCATCGGGACGGCAACGATTGCGATGGTGGCCTTTATGGCGACCGGCATTGGCCGGATTGGTGCCTTCTTCACAACCATCGGCGCGGGTGCCGCTCGACTCCTGGCAGGCTTTGCCGCGCTCAGGGCGGGCTCCATGGCAAGCATGGTCACGGCTGCTAACGCGGCCCGGCTCCTACAGGGCGCAATCATGCTCCTTATGAGCCCGCTCACCCTGGTACGCGGGGCGGTCGTAGGGCTCGGCACGGCGTTCAGTGTTCTGGCAGCCGGTGCCATCCGTGCTGTCACTGTCGGCGTCGGTGCGCTCATGGCGACTGTCGGTGCGGCGGTAGGCATGTTCTTCGGCCTCGTGAAGATCCTGGCCATTGTCGGCGTCGGCATGGTCACGCTCGGCAATGAGACCAAGGTCGCCAGCGACTCGATTGTCACCTACCGCGACGTCGCCCTGGCAGCCTGGGAGCGCATCAAGGTCGGCATGGGAGCCCTTGCCTCCTTCTTGGGCAAGGCATGGGCGACCATACGCGGGCAGGCCGACGGAGCCTTCAAGGGCAGTGGCAAGTCGTTCTTCGACTACGTGCGCGACGTGGCCAAGGGAATGGACATGCTCGTGGCAGGCTTCCAGGCAAGCTACGACACCATCCTCGACACGTGGAAGAGCTTCCCGGCTGCACTGATCGACCTGATCTGGCAGGGCTTGCAGAAGCTTTGGAGCCTGATCGTCGACTTCTTCAGCCGCATGGCCAAGTTCCTAAAAGAGTCCTTCTACAAGATCATCAGCCTGGACTTCGACAGCATCGGCAGCGGTGGCCTGGACATGAAGGTCGAGGGCGCGGCTCAGCGTGTGGCTGATACGTGGCTCGATCACTTCAAGCGGCGTCAGGGCGAGATGGGCTTCTTCACTGATGAAGTAAAGAAGCTGGAAGGCGAGGCGACCCTCATTGCCCAAGAGGAGCAAGCCAAGCGCCTCAAGATCGCTGAAGAGAACAAGATCGCTCAGGATGCGCTGGCCTTGCGCGGTCAGGACAAGACGCAGATCCCTGGCGAAGATGAAAAGAACAAGCGCAAGGGCTTCCAGGACTACCTGAACGAGCTCCAGCGCGAGGCTCAGCTTGGGCTCGCCGTTGGTGATGCCTACAAGATCCTCAACGAGCAGATTGAAATTTCCAACAAGTTGCGCCGCGACCTGACAGAAGCTGAGAGGGCCCAAGTGGCTGAGGTGATGAAGGCCAACTTGGAGCGCGAGCGCCAGAGGCAGCTCCTCACCGACATTAACGGCCCGACCACCGAGTATCAAGCCAACGTCCAGGCCCTGACCGCGCTTTACCAGCAAGGCGAGATCACGCTGGACCAGTTCAATCAGCAGTTTTTCAAGCTGCGCGAGAACTTCCTGAATGGCTTGCCTGAGGCAACGACGTTCGCTGACGGCTTCGCCATTCAGATGGAGAAGATGCAGCTCGCAACTCGGAACGGCTTCGGCCAGATGGGCACCGAGGTCGCCAAGATCTTCGGACCGGGCGGCACGCTCATTAACGGCATCGGCGATGCCATTGCTCAATCGATTGTCTTCGGAAAGAGCTTCAAGGAACAGATCCGGGGCATCGCCCAAAGCATCCTGTCGCAGCTCATCGGCTCGCTGGTGAAGATGGGCCTGAACATGGTGATGAACGCGGCGATGGGACAGGGCCTCATGGCTGCCTCGACGGCTACGGGTGTTGCCTCGGCCACGGCGCTGACGGCTGCCTATACTCCGGCGGCTGCCATGAGCTCGCTCGCCACGGGCGGCGCGAACGCGGCGGGTGCCAGCACGGGCATCAGCACCGTCTTCAGCCTTCTGGCCTCCTTGGGCGGCTCTCTCTTCGGCGCGGGCGGCATGTTCAAGGAAGGTGGCTACACTGGCGCGGTCGGTGTCAACGACGTGGCTGGCCTCGTACACGGCCAAGAGTTCGTCATCAACGCGGCTGCCACCAAGCGGCACCGCTCGCTCCTGGAAGCCATCAACGCGGGCAAGGACCCGATGCAGCCCATCGTCAACGCTGCTCAGCCTCAGCCGGTGAGTGTCTCGATCAAGAACGA